CCCTTTTCCTCGGCCATAAACGCCTTTTTAAGGCCATTCGCCTTCTCAACGTCCACTCGTATACCTTTTTCTCTCATTTCAATTAAAACAGGCAATAATCGAGATTCCATATCCCAGACAGTCTCCAGGCTTTGTTGCTGTATCTCCACCTTGAACCGCTGCCATAATAGGTACGTGAGCCGTGCATCTTGTTCCGCGTAAAAACCAACATGCTCAGCAGGTAACTTCCACATCTCAGCTTTAGGATCTATACCATGATCTTTAGCTGCTTCATTTAAATCTTGTTCACTTTTTAACTCCCCTAGGTAATCTTTTGACAGGTTGTTTAGACTATATGACCACCTGTTTTCATCTATAATACCCGCAGCAATCATCGTATCAACGATTTGACCATTAATTTTTATACCCATTCTTCTTAACCAACCTACGTCATATTGGGCATTGTGAAATATTTTAGTTGCAGGTAAAGCACATACATCTTTCATGTATTTAATTACCTGTTTTTCAATCATGTTACCTCCACCAAAATGTTTAAAAGGAAAGTAACCTTGCCAACCTTCTACCGCTACAGCAAATCCAATGACATATCCATTACCTGTTGCCCAACCTGCACCAAGCTTTTCATTAATTCCTTCATCACGTGTTTCTAAGTCAATGGCTATTTCTTTATAACCAGATAAGTCTTTGTATTCTGATGGACATGCCCAAATATGTTTTTTAAAATTAAATGTAAACTGTAAAGACATTATGCTTGTTTCCTATTGTAATAATCAACCATTGCACGTGACCCCTCATACTTTGTTAATCTTCTTTTCATCATTTGATTCTGTAAATAAAGTTTTTCATTTTTCTTTTTTAATTTATCTATGATTGTTCGAAATCTTAAATGCCAATTTTTTGCAAGATCTCTGTCACCAATCATTTCTTTTTCATATCTTTTAATTTTTTAATTTCTAAATCACAATAATGTTTTATCTTTTCTAAATCCTCTATTCCATTTTTATTTAAATACCTACAAACGTATTTCACTACGTTACCTTGGAAGAAAGAAAGGTTGTTCTTTGATATAAATTCATAAGGTTGGATAGTAAACGATTTATAGTGAGATCCTCCGATTTGTTTATCTTGTGGAAATGCTTCATCAAATATTCCTTTATTCGTCATTTGTTCCTCTCATAAATTTTAAATAATCTTCACCAATGGGGTAATGATACTTATAGTCAGTTGAAAGCACATGTAAAGTATCTTTTGCACGTGTTCCACCTGTATACCAAACCTTTTTTTCATTAGATTTTTCTTGTTTGTTTTTATGTCTAAAACTAGATGGCCAGTTAGCTTTCGAATACAATACAACATGATTTGCTTCATCACCTTTAACTGAATGTATAGTATCTATAATAACTCTTGGTGCTTCATCTAATGCTTTAGTTCCATATCTTTTTAATAACCTTAAAAAATAGATAACTTGTCTTGGTGCGAAGTTTCTTTTTAATATCCACCACCATTGTTTATGCTGCATCTCATCAGCCATATCAAGTCCACACCATTCTCTTAAATCATTAAAGTTATATTCTTGATAGTCAGGTACACCTTTCCAAAACTTTGGTGTTCTAAAATCAGAATCTTTAAGTTCTCGAATAAACCTAAACATAACTTCAGCATCTTTTTTATTAATCTTTTTGCCATTACTAATAGCTGTCCAGGATTTAATTGCTTGCCATTGTTTAGTATCAAATGATTTATTGCCTTCATTATCTGAGAAATAAATACCTGCATCTTTTGCAAGTAATTTAAGTTCATTAACTGTTCTATGGACCCGACTTAATAAAAACCAAGTGCCTTCTAAATTAAATGGGATCTCTTTGAAATTTAAATATCTTTTAACTGCACTTTTTTTATCTGCAGGATTAAACATCTTATCAATACTATCTAATATTCCTTGACGCATGATCTGTGTAAAATCATGTATTGCTTTACCATATCGTCTTGTTTTCTTTAATACAACTTTGCGACCTGGAAAGTAATGTGTAAAGTATTTTGAATCTGCACCATTCCACTGATAGATAGCCTGGTCATCATCACCTGCTAAATAAACTCTTTTAACATTATCAACCATTTTATAAATGACAGACCATTGTAATGGAGTAAAATCTTGAGCTTCATCTAATATTAATACTTCTAATTCTGGAAACTCTACTGTATCAATTGCTTTCTCAATCATATCGGTAAAGTCTATAAATGAAACTTCACCACCAGCTTTTTTATAATGTTCGTATGTATCAATCTTTCTTAAAAATACATCTAAGGAATCTAATCTGTGACTTTCTTGTTTATAAACGAGTGTTGGGTCGAGCATCATGTTTCGTGCTTTATCATAAATACCTAATGACCAATCTTTATATGTAAAGTTATCTTCAGATAATCTTGAGTCAGATCTTTTTACAAATTTATTTTGTAATGCATAATCAATCATACAATGTTTAGTATCAAAAATTTCTTCTTCAAAATATCTTCTGCAATATGAATGCAAAGTTCTGAAACGACTAAACTGTTTATCACTAATATGTGGAAACGCTTCTAGAGCTCTTTTGACTGCAGTATTTACTGCTTTGTTTGTAAAAGATATAAATGCAATCTTCTCTGGATCTACACCTTTTCTAATATATTTTTTAACTACCTTTTCTATAAGTGTCCAAGTTTTACCTGTGCCTGGAGGACCAAATATTTTAATAGTCTTATTGTAAAGACTCTTATGCTTTTGGAGCTCTGAATTTTGTATGGTATTCGTCATCCATTTCACTCACTACTTTTGATGTATTTGTTGTTTGCTTAATTGCTTGGTGACTTACAAACTCTGGCATAGCTACATACCAAACATTCTTTTCACCTTCATGGTAATCATGTTTATCACATCTTAATAATCGTAAAGCTTCTGCTACAGATGAGAAAGCTTTATGTGACGAACGCTTTAAATAACGATCTAATGTAGATCTTTTAAAGTAAATCATATTTGTTTTACTATCTAATACTGTATATCCATCTTTAAGTTTATCAAAATCATCTTGTTCAATTGTAGATTCAAAGAAATCTTTTAAAGTCTGATACTGCTCCTCTTCTAATGTATCTTCATATTTTAATTGTGTATTCTCTGTTGCAGTCTCTACGATATACTTCATTAGTAATTCAAATGGATCTGGTCCCTTTTTAGGTCTTGGTAAAGTTAACCAAAATATTCTATGCTTAGCTAAACAAGTTCTCCATGACTTTTGGTCTTTAAAATCTTCAGGTCTAAATGCAATGTGTGCACCTCTAAAATCACATTCCCAAACTATGCCTTTTGTATCTTGAGTATAAATAATATTTTCAAATTCATTTTTAATATCAGGCGCCTGGACACCAATACCTAACTTTCTTAACTTACAAGTTTCTTTATCACAAATAGATGCAACAAAACCATGTTTAGGTGGACAGAAGTATTCGTAACCTTTTGTATGTACCGATTGAGCAACCATATCACTTTCAGATCTTTTTAAAGGTCCTTTAGGATGGTTTGCATAAATAGATTTTTGTCTTTCCCAAGCAATATCTTTTAATTGTTTTACACTTAAACTGCCTTCTGCTTTTTTCATTTCAGTTACACAAATGTTAAATAACATATTATTTCTTTCACCTGTCCAACCTTCTTGTATTACTTTTTGAACACACGGAGGATATTCCCTCCAATCAGTTTCAGCATTGTATTCAGTAACTTTAGATTTTAAAAATTCTTTCGGATCTATTGTTTTCTTTTTTGCTAATTCTATAAAACCACCTAACATTAAAGGTGTATTATTATCATCAAATGCGTATTCAATTGCAGCATCTGCTTTATGGTAAGGCATACCTACTGCTTTGTTTAATGGAAATACTTCTTTAGATAAAAAGTATTCTTTGTTAATCTCTTCTAACTTCTTTTTAATTTCAATTTTATCTGCCCATTCTGAGAAAAAAATAAATAAATGTAATCCACCAGATTTAGATTTAACAGGGACAAGTGGTAAATCAAAATCTCTAATGATGTCGACATACTTTTTTTGTGAGTATGCTTTATAGTTTGCAGGGTCAATATCAATACAAGACCACTTCAACTTGTCACCATTTTCTGGTCGGATCCCTATTAAAGTTTTACCTTCAATATGATCTTGCCATAACTGTTCGGTTACAGGTTCGTGATGCGTGAGGTAGTCTGCTTTTTTCTTACCCCGTTCATCAGTCTCCCCCGTCAGAGAGACTGTGATGAACTGGGAAGAGTCGCCCTCAAATAAATGAAGTAACTCTTTTTGCATTAGAACGGTGTGGCTTCGCTTGTGACCTCTTTTTTAACTTCTTCTTTACCGAAGTCAACTTTACCAAAGATGTCCGATTTCATCGCACTTTCATAAAACCCTTTTGACGCTTCTAATGTACCCGCCAATTTTGGATCGTCTAGATATCTATCGAATTCGACAACCCAACCATACCAAGAGTTTTGTGAATTACTTTCTTTGGTAGTTTTTAGTCTATAGGCTGTTGCCCAAGACGGTGGAGTAAAGAAACCTTTTTTACCTTTAAGTTTTCGACTTGCAATCATAGAATTCCAAGTTTTAGATTTCTTCTTTTGAGTAGATTTCATAGTAATCAATGCAGTCTCCACTGGTGCATAATTACTATCTAAGATTTGTACAAAATGATTTCCTGTATCTTCGATATAGTTACCATTTTCTAGTCTATCTTTTCCATCATCACCTCTCATAGTTTTAGACATGACAGACGGATCAGTATGTATACCTACAGGTCTACCTGGACTATCGCCTCTATCTTTCCACTCATTAAAGGTATTGATATATAAACATGGTACAACGATTAGACCATCTTTACCTTTGTAAAGTGATCCAGTTATTTCATTGTAGATGTCACCTTGTTTTGCTGTTTCAATATACTTGCCATCTGATTCGTCAAGTACAGGTGAATTAGCATAAAGGATTTTTAGGATCGGGAGTCTTGTGTCCCTTGCAGTTACGAACTCTTGTCCTTGTCCTGCCATTTCTTCCAGATTAAATTGTACTGGAACAGATGCTTCTTTTTTAACTGCCACATCTTTTGCAGCTTCTTTTGCTTGTTGCATTGTTACTCCTTCGCTTTTATTTTGGTTCTTGTTGCTACGTAAACACCGAATAAATCGGCAGGAACGTCTTTACCATTTTCAATTTGTTCTCTAACGAACGCCTTGAGGGTCATCGGTTCCACCTTTTCGGCTTGCTTAACATTATGCCCTTTTTCTCTTAAATCGTCAACTAATTTCTTAGCGGTATCATCTTCACCACGACTAAAAGTTATTGCGACATTGTTCTTGATTAAATCACCGTTTCCAGTTTCTCTTAACCAAGTAAAAGCCTCTTCGGTTCTTGATACAGGTATCCTTGCTGCATAGTATGGTTTAATTTCTACCGATGAACCATCAGTCAATTTCAACGATGAAATACCTGCTTGTTGCATTAAGTTAGGGATATCCTGTTCAGAAAGTTTCAACTCCGATTCTTTAACCTTTTTCAGTTTGTCTTCTAGATCTGCTACTTCCTTCTGGATGTCCAATAGCTCATTGCACTTCTTAGCTATGTCTGCTGACATGCTTGTGTCGATTGTTATATTTTTCGACAACGCTTCTAAGTCCATATTGACCTCCTATTTTATGTTTAACTCTATTAAAATACTTAATTGACAATGTAAAGAAAAAAATATATTAATGGGACAACTCTAACCAATGAGATGAATAACGAATGACGAAACAATATATTTATAAAACTAAACCCTTCGAACATCAACGACAAGCTTTAATCAAAGGTGCAGAAAGAAAAAACTTTGCGTACTTCATGGAAATGGGTACAGGTAAAACCAAAGTTGCAATTGATAACGCGTGTTGGTTGTATCAACAAAATAAAATAGCAACTGTAATCGTTATTGCACCTAACTCAGTTTATCGTAACTGGATTAATGAAATTAAAATACATGCACCTGTAGAGAATTTAAATATAGGTGCACATAAAATGGAACCGTTTAGATGGAAGGATGGTTATTTAAATTGGTTTTTAATTAATGTTGAAGCTTTAAGTCATCCAAGTGGAGTAAAAGTATTACAAGAAATTACTCTAAATCATGCTTCTTCGTGTATGATGATTCTTGACGAAAGTACAACGATAAAAAACAGATCAGCAAAACGATCAAAAAACATTTGTAGACTAGGTAAGCCAATCCAATACAAAAGGATACTAACAGGCTCGCCAATAACAAAATCTCCATTAGACTTATTTACTCAATGTGCCTTTCTAAGCGAATCGCTTTTAGGATTTAAATCCTTTTATACTTTTAGAGCAAGATATGCCGTAATGCAACAAATAGATATGAATGGTAGGCAAGTATTATTTCCTAAATACTATACTAATTTAGATGAACTAGAGACTAAGTTAAAAACATTTTCATACAGAGTTAGAAAACATGAGTGTTTAGATTTACCTGAAAAAATATATCAAATACGACATTTATCAATGTCTAAAGAACAGTATGAAGTTTATCAACAATTGAGACGTATGGCTTTTGCTATATTAAATGACAAAGAAGTTAGCTTTCAAAACAAGTTAACTGAGATTATTAAACTACACCAGGTATGTAATGGTTTTGTAAAATCAGATGATGGTGTTATTACTCCATTTGATAACTGTGCTAAACTCAAAGACCTCATGACAATAGTTGATGAAGGGGAAGGTAAGTTTATAATTTGGGCTAACTATGTTCACAACATTAAAAAAATTATTGAAACACTACGGAACACTTACGGGGATAATTCTGTGGTTGCTATATATGGAGAAGTTTCAACAGAAGATAGGACGGAAGCTGTCAGACGGTTTCAGACTGACGATAGTTGCCGTTTTTTTGTTGGTAATCCTTCCACTGGTGGTTATGGTCTCACTCTTACCAATGCTAGTTACGTTGTTTATTTCTCTAATTCATACAATTTGGAAGTACGTCAACAATCAGAGGATAGAGCTCATCGAATCGGTCAAAAGAAAAATGTAACTTATATTGATCTAGTGATGAAAGATACAATTGATGAATTAATTATCTCCGCGCTGAAAAAGAAAATCAAAATCAGCGCAGAGACTTTAGGTGAAGAAATATTAAAATGGTTATAATTATTTAATATTTACTTTTGTACCTTTAACTTCTTCAGGTTCTTTAAAACCTAATTTAATTGTAAGTACACCATCTTTCATTTCAGCTTCATCAACAAGTACATCATTTCTTAATGAGAATTGTTTGTAAAACTTTTTATAAGATAGTCCTTTTGTAATATATTCTTTCTCAGAATCATCAACTTGACCTGATACAGTTAATATTCCATCTTTTACTTCAACAGAAATATTCTTCTTATTGTAACCAGCAAGTCCTAATTCCATACCATATTTACCTTTGCCATATTTTACGACATTGTAAAAAGGGAAAGAATGTATTTTGGACATGTTGTTGAAGACACTATCAAAAGCATCATCAAACCAGTTATTATATAAATCAAGTGCTGTCATATAACCTCCTTATGTTAAGCAAGATTTAGGACCACATTATTGTGCATCCGTT